TTGTTGCCGATGTTTTCTATTATTTACTATTAATTAAAAATAATAAATATATGAATAAGTGCTTGTATACGTATACACGTAAAAAACGCAAATACGCGTATATATATATATGAGCAAAAAAAACAAAACATCGGCAACACAACCCCGATGAAGCCAGATTTTATATAGGCTGAGGCCTGTTGCCGATTATTTATTGAGAACGAGGTGAGAACGATAGAAAAAGATATCGAACGTTGGTTAGGAAATCAACTCAAAAAACTGGGATGCATATATATGAAATTCGTGTCACCTGGAAATGACGGTGTACCGGATCGGATTGTAATACTCCCCGGAGGCAGTGTTATCTTTATCGAGTTGAAGTCCACACAAGGAAAGTTAATGGCTAATCAACGAGTACAGATTTCAAGGTTGCGTAAACAAGGTGCCATAGTATTTGTCCTAACTGGTAAGCTAGACGCTAAGTTATTTTTAGACGATATAGAAAGGGTAATTCATGGACTTTCATCCACACGAGTACCAAGAGATTGCTATTCAGCGGATAATTGACCATTCGCACTATGGCCTCTTATTAGACATGGGCTTAGGGAAGACAATCTCTACGTTAATTGCGATAGAGAAGCTTATGTATGACTACTTTGACATTAAAAAAGTATTACTCATCGCACCTAAGAAAGTAGCAGAATCTACCTGGGCGCAAGAAACACAAAAGTGGAGTGCTACAAGATGCCTGACAGTGGCCAAAGTATTGGGTTCTGAAAAAGAACGTATACACGCCCTCGATAGTGAGTCTGACATTTATGTGATGAATCGTGAGAACGTGCAATGGCTATATGACTACTATTTCGGTAAACCGAAAAAGAAGTTCCCTTTTGACATGTTAGTGATCGATGAAAGTTCTTCTTTTAAGAACCCACAGGCTAAGCGGTTTAAGGCTATGCGTAAAATGAGACCTCTCTTTAAACGCATCGTGATTTTAACCGGTACGCCAGCACCGAATACCTTAATGGATATTTGGGCGCAGATGTATTTACTAGATGGCGGTGACCGATTAGGAAAAACGCTTACCGAGTTCCGATGTCGTTACTTTACACCGGACAAAACAAACGGGCACGTCGTGTATAGCTACCGATTACAACCAGGTGGCGATAAGGCGATATTTGGTAAAATCCAAGACGTTTGTATGAGCTTAAAAGCTAAGGACTATCTCAAACTACCTGAGCGCATTGAAAACGTAATTACTGTAGAAATGAGTCCTAAAGAATGGGCGCTGTACAAGGAAATGGAACGTGAGCATGTACTTAGTATCGTAGACGATGACGACATAAGCGCCTTAAATGCAGCCGCACTCGCCGGTAAATTGTTACAACTGGCAAATGGGTCCATTTATAACGATGAGGGTGAAATCGTAGTCGTCCATAACGAGAAGATTGAACGATTGAAAGAATTGGTAGAAACGAATGAGGGGAAACCTATATTAGTGTTCTACAACTTCAAACATGATCTTCAAGCAATTAAAGATGCTTTCCCTAAAGCCGTCGAATTAAAGACTGATGACGATGTGGCCAACTGGAATAAAGGCGACATTCAAATGCTACTTGCCCATCCCGCATCAGCAGGGTACGGCTTAAACCTACAAGCCGGCGGCAATATCATCGTATGGTATGGGCTAACGTGGAGCCTTGAACAGTATCAACAAGCGAACGCACGACTTCATAGACAAGGACAAACACAGCCTGTGATTATCCACCACCTAGTAACAAAAGGTACGATGGACGAGCAAGTCATGAAAGCGTTAGAACGCAAAGAAGCAGGGCAAGATGCCCTCTTAGAAGCTATTAAATATCGTAAGGAATTGTATAAGGAGTGAGACTATGCAAAAGAAATGTAGACGATGCGGAGATAAGTTTACTGTATCCACTCATGAGGACTACTGCCCTGAGTGCGAAAAAGTAATGACACCGCCTGAAGCAGGTTATAGTAAAGAGATTACTTGTGAAGCCTGTGGAGAAACATTTATCCACAGAAAAGACAGGCCTACTGGTCGTTGGCCTAAATATTGTCCAGAGTGCCTTCCTAAATACTCTAAGGTGCCTAAGATGAAGGAAGAGGAAGACGACAAGAAGTCAAAACTAAAACAGACACTGCAAAAAGAACTCGACGCAGTACAGAAAGAAGACATGGTTAATCATCCGCCACATTACACACAAGGTAAGATTGAGGTTATCGATTTTATCGAAGACCAACAATTCCCGTACCACTTGGGTAATGTTATTAAGTACATCTCACGTGCAGGTCGCAAGGGCGATAAGCTGGAGGACCTAAAAAAAGCGCAGTGGTATCTAGCAAGATATATCGAACTGATTGGCAGTGACGATGCTGCAGTATAGGTGAGCCTATGAATAGATCATGTACTGGGAGTAAGCACCCTGGAGTTAGAAAGCTACAACGATTACTTAATAGCCGTAGGCGGATGAAAGATATCGAGGCGCACTTACAGCGACTAGAAGCCGAGGCACAAGAGGAGCGGTCTAATACTCCAGAGCAGCAACTAAATCTAAAAACAGCGCAGAACGATTTGGCAGAAGAATTCCGCACCTTATCTAAGGAGCGATACGAACTATGGACGCTTATCTGTAAGATTCCTAATGACGTCGAACGCACATTCCTGGAGAACAGATACTACTTTGGGATGAGTATGAAAGAAGTCATTGAAAGCATGCGCTACAGTGAAGCACGAATATATGCAATCCAAAGGAACGCTGTTAAAAGCTTTTGTCAAGTTTTTTCTAAAAATAAATAAAGACGATATGCAATTAGAGGTGGGTTCTATGATAATCTACAAGCGTGGTAAGGGGGATAACCAGGGAAAGTCCTCCGGAGCCATAAGCTGTAGGGTACGTTCATAGTTCCTCCACAAGCTATAAGCAGAAGGAATCATTGAGGACTACGACACAACCACGTAGTCCTTTTTGGTTACTTCATCAGATTTTATCGATATAGCATTAGATGAGAATGAATGATAAAAGGTACTCCCTAGCGATAAATCCAGCGGTGGTCGGCTCTGCGCGATATTTGTCTCTGTGTAGGAGAATTTTAACGGTTGAAAGTCGATTGTCAAAGGACAGAAAGGAGAAGTCATGGCGACAAGTGAAAAACCACGTGTGAAATTTAATAACGCAGGCGATTTGCTAGTGTCTAGCGCGCAATTATGCGACCTTCTTCGAGTAACTCCTGAGATTATTTCGAGACACCACAAATCGGGCATGCCTAAAGCTGCAACGGGTTGGTGGAACCTCCGTGAAGTTCTCGTATATCTTGGCCAAGCCAAGGGGGATAAATCTAAAGACCAATCAGCGGCCACACGAAAGCTAATTGCTGAAGCTGACTATAAAGAGTCTCGAGCTGCTCGTGAGAAGAAATTACTCGACGTGTTAAACGGTGAGTACGTATCCCGTGCAGACGTAGCGAAAGAATGGTCTGCTCGTATCTTAGAGTTAAAGTCCTCACTCATAAAACTTGGTAAACGAGTAGGGAGTGAGTTCACTGATCCAGAAGAACGAGCGACGGTGGAAAGGGTGGTGAGCGAAGTTGCCGAAGACTACCTCGAAAGTTACTCGCGCAAAGGCGAGTACACGCCGGAAGTCAAAACCGGTAAAAGCAGAGCCAAGAGTTAATTGGTTCCAGGAAGAGCTCGATGCTTTTAAACCACCGGAACGATACACCGTATCAGAATGGGCTGACAATTTCAGGGTATTAACAAATATATCCGCAGAGCCAGGTAGGTGGAGAACAAATCGAACGCCATATCTAAAAGAGCCTATGGACAAATTCACAGACCCTATGATTGAACAGATTATACTGTGCTTTGGAGCTCAAATCGGTAAGACTGAAGCAGAGCTCAACATGATAGGGTATGCGTTAGACCAAACACAATCACCAGTTATGATGGTGTACCCAACAGACACTATTGCTAAATTTGCTAGCGATAAGAGAGTGCAACCGATGCTTAAATCGGTTAAATCTATTAGTGATAATTTTGACGAGAATAGTAAACTGCTTGAATTGGATTTTAACAACGGTAATTATATGGTACTGGTCGGGGCGAACTCACCAAGTAGTTTATCAAGCCGGTCAATCAAGTATCTATTCTTTGACGAAATAGACAAATACCCCGCCTTTTCAGGTAAGGAAGCAGATCCAATAAAACTTGCAAAGGAACGTACTAAAACGTTCGTGGATAAGAAAATAGTAATGGTATCTACGCCTACCGTTGAGTCGGGTAATATTTGGCAGGCGCTCATGAATGCAAATGAGCGCAGGCAGTATTACGTGCCATGTCCACATTGCGGAGTGTCGCAGACCCTCAAGTTCAAGCAGATAAAATGGCCAGACGAACACAACGATAGTGCGGACATGATACGTGATACAGCGTATTACGAATGTGAACATTGCGGCGGACACATCCACGATAAGCACAAAATGGAAATGTTAAGACATGGAACATGGGAAGCGGTAAATGCATCGCAAAGCAAAGTCCGCTCAATTTCGTATCACTTATCGTCGATATATTCGCCGTGGGTCACGTTCGGAGACGTTGCGTACGAGTTTAAGACTTCCAAAGGTACACCTGCCTCGTTAATGAACTTCATTAATTCATGGCTAGCGGAACCTTGGCGGAGTGCTAAAACTAAGAGTACACAAAATATGCAATTTACGGAATCTACGTATCCGTGCGGTATCGTGCCAGATAAGGCAGTATTACTTATTGCATCCGTAGACGTACAGCTTGACCACTTCTGGTGGGAAGTAAGGGCGTATGCTCCCGGTGTTAAGTCTTACCTAATTGATTATGGACAGGCAAGCACTTGGGACGATTTAGAGGAAATCATTATTCATCGAGAGTATCCATCGGAGTATGGAGAACCTCGTCAAATAATGAAAGCAGGCATTGACTCCGGCTTTAGAACAGACGAAGTATATCAGTTCTGTTCGAGGTTCCCGGAAGTATGTATCCCTCTTAAAGGCTCGTCAAACCATACTACGATGACAGCGCCATACACAATGACATCATTGGAGAAAGGCGTTGTTGGTGGATTAAAGCTATACGTATTGAATACAGATTATTGGAAAGACTTCATCTTCGCAAGGATGGTAAGACCGATAAACGAAGATGGCACGATCCATTTATACAAAGATTGTCCGCAGGAGTACTCAGACCATCTAAGGTCAGAGGAAAAGCAGGAACACAGAAATGTAAAAACAGGGGCAGTAACAGTCCAGTGGAAACCACTCACTAGTCATCCTGTTAACCATTTACTTGATACATGTACTTACAACGCAGCAGTAGCTGATATTGCAGGCGTTAAATATTTAATGGAGTCAGAGCCTTATGAGGAATCCGAAGAGGTCCAAACATACGAGGACTACAGCGGAGGCATAGGGAATACTGGCCATTGGTTTAGATAGGAGGTGAACCATGAGCGATGTAAATGAACAACTTGAACGAGTGCGCCAAGTCATCGAGGATATCGAAACTAAGGGATATTCCGAGTTACAGATTGGTGGTAAACGATTCAAGACGATTGACTTACCAGTACTTTACGCACGAGAACAAACCTTGATGCAACGAGTACACGAAGAGTCCAACGGATATCAAGCTGACGCATTCGTGACATGGGGTGGACGATGAACATTATTGATAAAGTAATCAGTTGGGTTAGTCCACAACGTGCGTACGAGCGCCAAGCTTACCGCGATGCGTTACGTCAATATGATGCGGCATCTATGGATAGGCTAAACAGTGATTGGCAACCAGCGTATGGAACAGCGGAACAACTTGCAACAGGTTCACGTGATATCATACGTGGTCGGGCAAGAGCTGCCGAAATGAACAGTGACTTAGCAGAAGCTGCAGTAATTGCACTGCTACGAAATGTAATCGGTGCGGGGATTGTTCCACAAGCTAAAGTGCGAAACCGCAATGGTAAATTAAACAACGATCTTAATAAGAAAATCGAGAAAGCATGGGCCAAATGGGCTGAACCTGAAAACGCTGACATTAGGGGCATTTCTAATTTCTATGAACTACAAGAAATGGCGCTAAGACGTATGGTGTACGACGGCGAGATTTTAGTTAATAAGACTTCACAAGGCTCGTACTTACCATTATCCATTCAGTTGATAGAGGCTGAGAACATTGGCGCAGTAAGCATCACAAACGGCAAGAATAATATCATCAACGGTGTAGAAGTTACCGAACACGGTAGGCCAGTAGCGTACCACATAAGTCAAACAGACCCAATGGGGCTACGTTCTTTTGATACGGTTCGGTTAACAACAGACCAAGCCTTTTTGTTATTCAAGCCTAAGCGTCCATCTCAGATTAGGGGCATAAGCTTATTGGCGTTAGTATTGCGTAGGATTCACGATATCGACGAGTACATGGATGCTGATTTAATTGCTGCACGAGTTGCAGCGTGCTTCAGTGTTTTTGTAACCTCTCAAAATTCTGCAAGACAAACGTCCATGCTACCAAGAGATAGCAAAGGCAGACCTAATATCACAATGGCACCAGGCATGGTTAGACACCTAAGCCCAGGTGAGTCCATCGAGTTTGCAGACCCTAAGCGTAACGCTGGTACTGCAAGCGAATATTCAGCAACTCAGACTAGACGCGTAGCGTCCGGTCTTGGTATGAGCGCTGACATCGTAGCGCGTAATATATCTGGGAATTTCTCAGCTGCAAGGCAAAACTTGTTGGAAGACCAAAAGACATTCCGTCAAGTGCAGAAATTTGTAATCACACACTTCTGTATGCCGATTTGGAAAGCCTTTATTGACGCCCTTTACTTAGCAGGTGAATTACCTTCTGACTACTTAGCGAACAAGGACAAATACCAAGAGGTAGCTTGGCTTGCTCCAGGGTGGTCATGGATTGACCCTGTTAAGGAAGTTAACGCTAATAAAGAGGCTATTAAATCTGGTCTTACAACTTTAGAGGATGTGTGCGCATCATCTGGACGTGATTGGGAAGAAGTTCTTGAACAACGGAAACTCGAACAAGACAGAGCCAAGGAGCTCGGGGTGTTACTAGATTATTCCAGTGAGTTGCAACCGCTAACGATGGGCGATGATGACACTACACAGGAAGGAGCTGATGGCTAGTAATGAGTGAACATCAAAAGCGTAGTGTTCTTGGCAACTACTGTCGAGAAACTACTATTGACCACGTCGATACCGATAGTCGGACAGTAGAATTATCATTCTCATCCGAAACGCCATATGGCCGTTGGTTCGGCGATGAAATCCTTTGCCACGATGAAGAGTGCATCAACCTTGAGCGCTTTAACAATGGCTTGGGTACGGTATTGTTTAACCATGATCGTGATGCGGTCGTAGGTCATGTCGAGAAGGTATGGCTAGAAGATAACCGCGGTAAAGCGTTAGCACGCTTTGACACAGATGAACAATCCGAAACAATATTCCAAAAGGTACAGTCCGGTACGCTACAAGGTGTAAGCGTAGGCTATGCAATCTACCGATATGAGGTATTGGAAGATGAGGATACCAAATCTACTAACGGTCGATTTAATGGTCCGGCTTATGTAGTAACGGATTGGGAACCTTTAGAAATCAGTATTGTATCTGTTCCGGCTGACCCTACTGTTGGCGTGGGACGTAGTGCTGAAGAAATTCATACAAGTATTGACACACAGGAGGATAACACACGTATGGATCAAGAAAAAACTTTAGAAGTTCAAGAAGTAAAATCTACACCAGTAGAAACTGGTATCACACAAGCAGACCTTCAAAAGGCTATGGAGCAAGAGCGTAAACGTACTTCCGAAATTACTGCATTGTTCCGTGACTTCGATGTAGAAGGTGCTGACGAAGCAATTGTAATGGGCGTATCTGTTGACGAAGCTCGTGCAATGGTAATGGACCAATTACGCGCACGTAATAAAGGCGTATCTGTAACAATGGGCGAAGCTGAAAGCGATAAGTTCCGTGCAGCTGCACAAGACGCAGTATTGATGGCAGCAGGTATCCCTGTAGCAGATGCCGCACCAGGTGCACAAGAATTACGTGGTCACTCTATGGTTGAGTTGGCCCGTGAAGCACTTCAACGCGAAGGCTTGCAAGCTAACTTCGGCGATAACATGGAATTGGCTCGTCAAGCTATTAATTCTACATCCACATTCCCTGCTATCATGGCAAACTTGGCTAACAAATCCGTAATGGTAGGCTTTAACGAAGCTGAAACTACTTACCAAATTTGGGCAGGTAAAGGCTCTAACCGTGATTTCAAAGAAGCTGCACGCGTAGCATTGTCTGAAGCGGGTAACCTTGAATTAGTTCCAGAAGGTGGCCAATTCCAACAAGACTTCTTAGGCGAAGCATCTGCTCGTACTAAAGTAGCTACTTATGGTAAATTGTTCAGCTTAACTCGTCAAGCAATCATCAATGATGACTTAGGTTTGTTCTCCAAAATCGCTACTAAATACGGTTCTGCTGCTAAACGTTTGGTAAACAAAATGGTGTATGCGCAATTAACTGGTAACGTTAAAATGCAAGACGGCGTAGCATTGTTTGACAACAAGCACGGTAACGTTGCAGGTACAGGTGAAGCATTATCTGTTAAAGCAATCGCAAAAGCAATTACTGCTATGCGCCGCCAAAAAGGTATTACTGGTGATGCTACTCTTAACATCACACCTAAATACTTGGTAGTTCCTCCAGAACTTGAAATGACTGCATACCAAATCGTTAACTCTACTGCTGCAGTAGACGGTGTAAACTCCGGTGTAGTTAACCCTTACAAAGGTCGCTTCGTAGTTGTAGCAGATGCTGAATTAACTGATCCAGATGCATGGTACTTAGTAGCTGACGCATCTCAACATGACACTATTGAAGTAACTTACTTGAATGGCGTTGAAACTCCACGTCTTGAAACTCGCCAAGGCTTCGATGTAGACGGTATCGAATACAAAGTAGCATTCGACTGTGGCGTAAGTGCTCTTGACTTCCGTGGTGTATTCAAAAACGCAGGTAAATAATTAGGGGGTAAATACATATGGCAAAATTCGTATACGAAACAGACCGCATCAATTATGTGGCAACAGCAGATGTAAAAGCCGGTGACATTGTAGAAGCCGGTGCACTTCACGGTGTAGCAGTAACAGATATTAAGAAAGATGAAATGGGTGCGTTAAAAGTAACTGGCGTATTCAAAGTAGATGCTAATAAATCTGATACATACGCTGTAGGTGACGCAGTAAACTTCGCTTCTGGTAAAGCTGCTAAAACTGGTGGTAAACCATTGGGTATCGCAGTAGAACCTAAGACTGCAACTCAAGATACTGTTACAGTAATGTTGAAAAACTAATTATTGTATTTTTAATGAAATGCGGTCCACACGGGCCGCATTCACTCTACGAGGTATAACATATGCTGACCTATGATGAAAGCGCCTTACTCGATGTATTTGGCGAAAAAATAACATATGAAGGTAAGCAGATTAAGGCTAGTGTAGAAATCGGCGAGTACGACGGTAAAGGTTCTGGGTTCGTAACTGGCCTTGCTGATAAAGCTAAGGTATGGGTTCGGACTAAAGATGTGCCACTACCTAAGACCAAAGATGTAATCTACATCAATGGTAAGAAGTGGTATGTGGATCATATCTCCGATAGCGACGCTAAAATGCACTGTCTTGAAATTGTGGCCAACGTTAGGACGGTAAGACCATGAGTAACTCACCTCTTACCATCGTTGACACTGCTACACCGTATCTTGAATTTATAGCTAAGACTAAACCAGATTGGACAAGGAAGGCTATGAAGTCAGTCGGTTGGATGATGCAGAAGGAAATCAAGGCCGGGATTAAATCCGGCTCACCTGGTGGCCACAAATATGCTAACTTCATGCCACCTACGATGAGGGCTCAATTTGAGGCAGCGTTTGGCGCTAAAGTAAGGCGTGCCTATCAAGATGGCGGTAAGGCGTATAAGGAAGGGTGGGGACTAAAATCCAGAGCTCAACTTATAGCCGGTGGCGTAAAGGAAACCACTGTTGGATACACTCCACTCGGTAAGATGTTCCGAGCAGTTGGGTACCAATACGACGCCAGGTCGCAATCAGTAAAAGTAGGGTGGTTATCATCGTCTGCTAAACGATTAGGTGAACAGATTGAACGTGGTTATACGAAACAAATCACAGAGCCAATGCGTAGGACATTATTTGCCGGTGGCTTTCAACTTGCTAAAGGTAAAACATCATTTAGGATTAAACCTCGTAAAACGTTTGGTCCGATGAAAACAGCCTTACAGCCTAAGTTGGTACCTTACCTAGAGTCTAAAATCGGTGAATATGCACTAGGCAAAAGCACTCAGTTCGCATCTAGTAGACGAGCATATAAAGTGAGGTAGCAATGCAAACTATTCCACTAGCAGTCATTGCTAACAGATGGGCGGAAGCGGTTAAGGATAATCAGAAGATTACCGACTACTGCATGAAACACTTCGGAAAGGACTTAAGTATTTACATCGGCTATGATGACGCCGGCGCACCTCTTGAAGAGGATTGTCCGTGCGTGATCATCATGATGGATAACAAGTCCGAGGGCTTGGCGAGTTCTTACTCTTACACACTCCAACTTGTATGGGGGATAGTAAGAGCTGATGCAGAACGTGAAGGACGTGTAGTGAAATACACAGGAGCGTTCGAGTGTGACGAACTTGGCCAATTGCTCATCGAATGTATCATGGCAGTTAACCCTAACTATCCTGTCATTAACATTGACTATGAAACAGACAATATCTCGTGGCGTCCGGTATATCCGGGTAAAGCCACACTCACTATAGAAATACCGCATGTAATTGGCGGTAATGTTGAATATTAGGAGGATAAACATGGCAGTAGCTAAACGTGCACAAGGTGCGCAATCTTCTCTTACAATGGCCTTTGAAACTGACTTCGGTACTACACCATCTACCGGTGGCGTGGTAATGCCTATTATCAGTTCTTCTTTAAAGGCTAGCCAAAACTTGAATGACTCCTCTGTTATTCGAGGTACACGTAATCCTGCGGCACCTAGTCGCGGTAACATCGATACATCTGGTAGCATTGTTCCACCAGTTGATGTATTGGGCTTTGGCTATTGGTTAAAGCTAGGCTTTGGTGCTCCAACTACAACAGCACAAGGATCTGCTAAGAAACACGTATTTAAAATTGGCCCAGATATGCCATCTGCTACCTTTGAACAAGGCTATAAGGACATTAGTACTTACCAACAATTCAGTGGCGTACGCATGAATAAAATGTCTTTAAACTTCGGTGGTGACTCTGAATTAACTGCATCTATCGATGTAATGGGATGTAAAGAAACTATGGCGGCGGTACCCTTCGATACTGCACCTAAGTCTATTGTATTCACTCCATTCGAAAACCTCGAAGCCACCATAAAAGAAGGTGGCGTTACGGTAGCGAATGTATTGTCCATGAGCCTTGATATCGACTTTGGCTTGGACGGTGACTCTTATGCTATCGGTGGTAAAGGCTTCCGCACTTACATCGATACAGGTATTATCGGCGTATCCGGTACTATTAAAGCCTTCTTCCAAAACATGGACCTATTAAATAAAGCCGTAAATGGTACTGAATCTAGCTTAGAATTAACACTTACTAAAGGAACCAATTCCTTAGTCATTAAGTTACCGGAATTGATTTACGAACGTAACTCTCCTGGTATCGATGGTCCTAAAGGCGTTAATATTGAACTTCCATTCAAAGCCTATTATGGCGATGATGCCGGTCAATCTGCAGTAGTATTTGAATTGGTTAACAGCCAAACATCTTACTAATCTAACTCATTAGGAGGTAACTATGAATATTCAAGGTAAAGAATTAAAACCAAGAGCCCTTACATGGACTGAACGTGATGCATTAATCAAAGCCGGCCTAGACTTCGTGTATTGTCCAGTAGATGTTGATGATCAAGTAGCATCTATTGTCCGTAGTCGTGATATTATGCGATTCATCTTAACAGATGTGTACGAACTTACCGACGAACAACTCAATACTGTAAGTGATAAGGACGCAATGAACTTCGCCGGTGAAGTCATTACATTAACTTACCAACTACAAGAAGAAACAGAAAAAAACTAGAAGAGGCGTGGAGGTGGATGTCCTCGGATAGGCCGAAGTACTGCAAGGGATGTAAGGAATTACAGACCGCTACAAAGCAGTCCTTCGACTGCTCCGAGTGTGATTTTAACCCACCACGCCTATTATTCGGCTCAAAACAGGCTTTGCGTTTGTATAACCTATCACGCAGTCAAAGGAATTACCACTCAGGCGGACTAGCCGGGTTTGATTATCCGGCTATACGTACGGTGGCTGAGATTAATAACATTAATCTAAATCCGATGTTATTTAGTCTTATGTGGATATTGGAGGGATTAGAAATGGAGGCGATGAATAAGGATGTCGAATAACGTAGTAGATATCGTAGTGCAACTGACCGATAAGAATGCAAAAGCCGGTTTAGAGAAAATCGCCGCTACCTCTAAGGGAACAGTTGCAGAGCTTTCAAAATTAAAGAATGAAATGTTTGCCATTGGTGCGAGTGCCGGTCTTGCCGGTCTAGGTTCTAAACTCGCTAAAGAGGCACTAGCTTGGAACTTATCAGTAAAGAAGATGCAATCCTTAACGGGTGCGACCGCTGAACAGGCTAGTACATTCCTCTCCGTTGCAAACTATATGGGTGTAGCTACTGACGTTAGTACTGTAGCGTTCGCTAAATTTGCGAAGGCTGTATCTAACGCACAAGATAAAATGCAAGTTGCATCCGCAGAAGGAAAACTAGCTACTGATATGTTCAGCCGGCTAGGTGTTAGCATTGATCAGATTGAGGGTAAGAATACCCTCGAAGTGTTTAAAATCATTCAAGACCGATTAAGGAACATGAAGGACGGTGCTGAAAAGACACGGGTCGAAATGGAACTATTCGGTAAAACCGGATACCAACTTCACGGAATGCTGAATATGTCAGCAGATGCCATGAAGCAAGTCGAGGACCGTGCAAGAGCAATGGGGCTCATCATTGATGATGAAGCTGCTAAAAAGTCCGCTGCCTTTAATCGTCAGTTGAAAGATATGGAACAGACCGGCAAGAGATTGGCCATTATGATTGGTCAAGAACTCTTACCGGTGGTTATGGAATATGCACAAGGTGCAATCGATTTAACGAAGTCTTATAGTAATCTAGCCACAGAACAAAAGGAAGCTATCTCAGGCCTTATTAAATTCGGCTTAGAAGCTAGTATAGCAATCACAGGAATTCAATCCATTACAAGTGCATTGAAGTTCATGCGATTGGCTACAATAGCAGCCGCCGGACCTTGGCTTGCATTAGCAACCGCTATCGGCTTAGCCGGTAAGGCGCTATTAGATTATCGCTATAAGGAACAGACCAAAGGTACAGACCTAGGTGTTGACGTTAACGGTCTTAGAGCCCATAAGAACTTAAATGCACCTGGTACTAACTCGGCTTACATGGCTAACCATGATGGGCGGTACTGGGTTGAGGATAGTTCACTCTTTGGACTTATCAAGAACGATCGCTTGGCAACAAAAGAAGAAGGCGCTCAAATCGATGCTGCTATAAAGGCTAAGGAAGCGGCGGACGCTGCGAAGAAGAAAGCCGAAGAGGAGCAAGAGAAACTTCAAAAAGAAATCGACGATGCTAAGAATGGTCTTACCAATAACGACGTACTTAATAAGTTAAGTGGTGGCCTCGAGGATGGAGCCAAGGCACAAGAGAAGGCGGCAAAAGAACAAGCACAAGCGGCAGAAAAAATGTCGCAAGCAGCTGACCGATTAACCGACCTCATTAAATCCTTAACGCTTCAATCCTTAGAGATTGACGGTAGTCAATATGAAATTGATAAGGCGCAAGCTAGAAATCAATTCGACTCTAACACTAAAAATATACTCAGCATCCTACAAAGTGCTGCCGGAATAAGTAGCTCAGGTAGTGCCTCTGGAGTACTTGATGCGGCCAATGCGCAACTTGGTAAAGCTTACGTATTAGGTGCAGATGGTGATTGGGCTACAGACTGCGGTAAGTTATTCGCTGATAGTGTAAAAGCTACGTTTGGTAAAGACGTACCTAGATACGTTCCATCTATTATGGATGCAGCGGCAGAAGCCGGAGCATGGCACCCAGAGGGTGACGGATATGTTCCTAAAGCCGGTGACGGTGTAGTCGTGCTTGGAGATAACCATATCGTTATTGCTGATGGTAATGGCGGATATACAGGCGCTAATTCTAGTACAGGGGTAGTAGCTAAACAGTCCATCACAGGCGACTTCGGAGCGATTACAGGCTATGTAGATACATCTAAACTTGCCGGTATATCTGGAGGTAGTACTTATTCACAAGCTAATGCGCAAGCATTGGCAAGTTCTAACCTAGTAGCGGAAGCTAAGGCTAAGAATGAAGAGGTATATCAAAAGAAACTCGAAGAAGCTGACCGTAATCAAAAAATCCGTGTACGTAAGATGAACGAGGAAATATCGAAACTAGACCTTGAACGCACAGGTGATCGCTTGCAATTACTCAAGACGGAAGCCGAAGCCCAAAAGGCTCAAATTGACGATAACGTTCGTGAGTACACAAAAGCAGTAGGCGATAAGACATTAGCTGAAAAACGAGCTAATGCTGAGAAGTTAAAGATTACTGCTGATACGGAACAGAAAATCAGAGAGTTAGCATATACCCAACTCAACGAGGACTCTGAACGTCAATCTAACTTAGTAAGGCTTGGACGGATATCTCAATCGGATGCAGACCAAGTACTTAATGAACAGTTGCGAGCATACATCGAATTCGCTCAACGAGAACTTAATGAAGCTCAGCTAAGCGCTACTCAACGCTTACAAGTGGAAAAGAACCTCGTTGAAGCTCAACAAAAGCTATGGGAAATGGCCGGACGTAACTTGCGTACTAGCCTAGCTGAAGGTGCTAGACAGTATAGTTTAGAGGTAGTGAACTATGGCGACCTAGCTAAGTCTACCTTTGATAGTACGATGAGCAGTATTAACTCCTCATTTACTAGTCATCTAGAAAACATTGCAACTGGTGCTGAGTCATTCGGTAAGGGGCTTAAAAATATCTTTAAAGATATTACGAATAGCATTATTAAAATGCTTGTTAACCTATCCTTCCAACAGTATGTACAACCTAAGCTACAAAGCCTATTCGGTGGAGTGGTAAGCGGTATCGGTGCTATTGGCGCCGGTCGTGGCGGTGTATCTTCGTTTGCAAGTGGCGGTTCTTTCAGTTCCGCATTTACAGGCAATAGCTTTGGTAAGTTCGCAAGCGGTGGTATTGCCCCTGCAGGTATGACATTGGTTGGTGAGAATGGTCCAGAGCTCTTACAGTTTAACTCTTCTCATCGCATTTACAATGCAAGCCAAACACGTAAGATGATTGGCGGCGAAGGAGCTAATAAAGTAACGGTTAACATCATCAATCAATCTGGCCAACAACTGGATAGCCAACAACAAGAAACTAAGTTCGATGGCGAACAAATGATAGTTGATGTAGTAGTATCTAGTCTTATGACAAACAAAGGAGGTATGCGTGATGCCATTAAGGCAGCCGCAGTATAGGGTATGTTAGAATTTCCGAATATTCGATGGCCGATATACCCCATCGATGAAAATACACCGGATGTGACTCGTAAGGTTCAGGTAGAAAACATGACGATGTTAACCCATCGTAAGACTACGAAAGCGTTACGATCGTATTCAGTAAATTACAAGATACCGACTTCGGAATATATCAAGCTAAGGAATTTCTTTGACCAGGTCAATACTGCAGAGATATTCCTTTGGACACATCCGGAGACACGGGCGAAAGTAAGAGTTCGGTTCGCTGACCAACTACACTTCTCAGCTAGTGATTACGGTATTTGGAACGGATCTGTTCAATTCCAGGAGGCTTAAATGTTAACGCTATCAACTGCATCTATCATCGAAAAAAATAAGATATCCTCCACTGGAGCATGGGTAATGGCTATTGAGCTTCATCATCCGGAAGGGAATATCCTCCTCGTGAATAATACCGAGGATTTAACCTTAGCCGGTAAGAAGTATACTGCCTTCCCATTTAAGCTAGAGGATATTAACGAGGACACTAAGCAGATGCCTAACGTTAAACTCTCTGTAGCGAATGTAACCGGTACTATCCAACGGTTGGTAGAAAAGAATAAAGGCCTCACAGATTGTGAGGTCAATATTCGAATATTTAATACTAACTTACCGGACATTATTGAACTAGAAGAAACGTTCATCATTAATGCATCCCAATCTAAAGCAGACTGGGTAGTGTTCACATTAGGCACAGACTTCTCATTCTCACGCAGGTTCCCACCTGTTCGAGTGATGAAAGACTATTGTCCTTTTAAATTTAAGTCTGTAGAGTGCGGATACAAAGGGTACGCACAATCATGTAACAAAACTCTAAAACGCTGTCGTGAGTTAAATAACAGCGTTAGATTTGGTGGAGAACCAACAATACCACAAGGGGGCTTATATGCGTCTAACTCTAAATAACCTAGTAGGGACTCCATGGAAAGAGTTGCCTTGTTGGGAGCTTGTGGTAGAGGTGTACAAGAGAGCCGGTATTCAGCTTGAGCCATACGCAACATATTGGCCAAATATGAACTCTCCCTGGCACGAAGTCAAGGAGCCGGAAGTAGGGGACATAATTGTCATGAACCTTTACGGTAATAATGCTGATCATATCGCAGTATATGTAGGCGAAGGTAAGATGATACATTCTACCGAATATGCGGGTGTGTGTATCGTACCAATGGACAGATTAAGAAAACGTATATTAGGAGTGTACAGGCACAAGGAGGCTCAAAATGATTAGATTAGTAATTGCTCGAAACCCATTCGACCTTACCACTAGACAAGAGACCCTTGTGCCTTTTGTTGAAGGTAAAAAGCTTAACCAATATTTCACTGAACCAGGTGAATGGGTGTACTCCATAAATGGTGAGTTAGTAGATAGTGCCGCATCACCTACAGACGAAGCCTATGTAGTGGTATTACCTAAACTTGAAAAGCAGGCATTCGCTATCTTGTTATCTATTGGTTTATCGATAGCGACTGCCGGTATAGCCTCTGGTGCTATCTTCGGCATTACTAGCGTATTAGGTCGTACGTTAGCAGCAATGGCCATCGGTATGATTGGTAATGCGATCATATCTAAAATAGCTACACCTAAGACCGATAGCTCTAACACTGAGCAGTCCGCTACGTATGGGTGGCAAGGGGCACAGACCGTAATTGGCCAAGGCCATCCGCTAGCGATTACTTATGGCAAGTGTAAAAGCGCGGGTATGCTTATATCTCGCCATGTAACGAGCGACGGTGAAAAACAATATCTTAACCTATTATACTGCGCCGGAGAGGGCCCTATTGACGCTATAACGGACGTAAAATTAAATGGTAGCCCTATTGGTAACTATAAGGAAGTTCAGCTCGACGTAAGACTCGGCACAAATAACCAAGAGATTATCCCTAACTTCAATGATAACTACGCTGACCAACCATTGACCTATGAGCTTACCAATGACTGGTCAATTCATCAAACGCAAGGTAACTTATCTACTGCGTTAGAGGTTACTATTTCACTTCCTAATGGCTTGTATTATTCAAACGACCAGGGCGGACTGAGTGAAACCTCAGTCACCATTGAAGGTGGCTATCGTAAAGTAGGCTCTGCAGAGTGGATACCATTACCGATTAGTAACAATGGTGGCCAAAGTGCAATGCTTGAAAAGACAGATAATCGTTGGTTTAAGCGGAACAGTCATTCAAGAACATCTATCGATAATAGCCAATATACTGGCGTTATCAAGGATAGCTCAAATAAAGCTATCTATCGTGTGTTCCGGTTCGATGTAAAGGAACCAGGACAATATGAAGTCCGTATGCGATGTGCACATAAGGACGGTAACTCTAACCGCCATGTGAACAAAGTGTATTGGTCTCAGTTAACTCAGATTGTCTATGACGATTTCATCCATCCAGGGAAGGTGCTTATCGGTATTAAAGCCTTAGCTACTGACCAATTAAATGGTAATGATCCAAACGTAACCTGGATACAAGAACGTAAAACAGTATGGGTATTTAATACCTACACCGGAGCGTATGAGTCTAAACCGGCTAATAACCCGGCATGGGCTTGTTACGATATCTTACATCATTGCCGTAAGATTGGCGATGAGTATGTAGTTAAAGGTGCTCCTCGTGAACGCTTCGTATATGACGCATTTAAGGCTTGGGCTGATAAGTGCGATGAAAAGCATATTACATTTAACTACATTTACGACAATGCTAGCCAAGTGTGGGATGCACTTAAATACGCTGAGAACGTAGGTAGAGGTAAGGTAATACCTCTAGGTACTCGGTTCAGTTGTATTTACGATTATGCTGCTACACCTACTCAGTTATTTACTGTAGGCAATATCAAGATGGACTCATTCATGGAAGAGTTCCAGGCTACATCATCTAGGGCAAATGCTATCGAGGTATCATTCCTTAACAAGGCGAAAGACTACGAGCGTGATGTACTTCCTGTATTCAGTGAAGAGTATGACGTTACTACATCCCTAGCTAGTCCGGCGCAAGTCGAACTCATGGGATGTGTGGATGTAGACCAAGCCTACAATTACGCTAAACACTACCTAAGAGCGAATAAGTACGAAGTGCGTACTTGTACCTTCGAGGCGTTCACAGACGCCATAGCGTGTACGATAGGGGACGTAATCCTATTACAGCATGATGTGACAGACTGGGGACAAGGTGGTCGTGTAGAGTCTGCGGTTGGTAATAAAGTAATCCTTGATAGAGAGGTTACTTTTGAGCAAGGTAAGACCTATCGCCTTATGGTACGCAATGCTAAAACGGATGCATTAGAGTCTTACAACGTAACTGGTGTATCCGGCAGAACTTTAACGCTTGCTAGTAATGCAGTCATTCAGACCGACGATTTATACACCTATGGTGAGGCAACCAAGGAAGCTAAGCCATTTAGGGTATTATCCATTAGCAAGTCCAACTCTGAAATGACACGTAAGATATCCTGTATTGAATACTACCCTGAGTTGTACGCCGGTGATGATGGATCAGTACCAATTATCGACTACACAACGAAGTCTGACGTAATTAAGGTTATTAACTTAGTTTTAATTGCTGACGTCAAGACATTAAAAGACGGTACTGTGCTCTGTGATATCAATGGTACATGGCAACTACCTAGGGATAAAGTGGCCAAAAACATCATCGTCTATTACAAGCCTGTAACTGCTAAGGAGTGGCAACAGTTCAAAGTATTAGACGGTAGTGCTACTAGCGTGACTATTCCAAGTGTAGCAACTGACGTCAACTACGATGTTAAGATTGTATGCACAAATAATACTGGTGCTGCGTATGAGGGTGTGGAGCGTGCGGTGTATGTGAGTGGCAAGGAAACACCACCGGCTACACCTAAGGGCTTTAAGGTAACACAGGACGCAGTAAATAGTAGCGTACTTCACTTATCATGGGAACCTAATACAGAGGCTGACCTACATGGGTACACGCTATATGACGGCAATGGTGTAGTCCTTATTAAGCATATAGGAGGTACATCCTACTCGTACTTCATTCCTAATACTGGTAATTACCAATTCAAGCTATCTGCTATTGATACATCTGGTAATGAAAGTGGTAAGGCTGAGGCTCGTATCACGGCAACTGTATCCGCTGAGAGTGTGGCTACACCTAAAGCACCGGCTCGAGGTGAGGTGAAAATCGGTAAGACGATCACTGCTGCATGGGACCCAGTAGAGAACACCTACATCGATTACTACGAAGTTCGACTAGATAGTAATGTAGGGCAGTCAAATAATCTGCTAGCCAAGACTACAGATATTCGCTCTGAGATTAAGTTATCCGCTCGTAGAGGAGCTGTATTCATTTACGCACACAATCCTGTTAAGGGTTATGGTCCGGCGCTAAGACTAGACTATAACGCAGTAGTGCCTAAAGCTCCGACGAACGTCAAAGTAAAAGGCAATATTACAGGCGTGAGCGTGGTCTTTGACAGTATCCCAGATACTTGTATAGGCGCTAACATTTACATCGGCACAGAGAAGTATTTCGTCAATACAAACGTAAATATGATACCGCATGACCCAGGTGTATTTGATGTAAAAGTGGCTTACGTTGATGTGTTTGGTGAGGGTACGTACTCCAGTATTATTGGCAGTTCTGTACCGGCTAGTATTGACCCTTCGTTAATTAACGCTGAAGCGTTAGGCTTGGCGGATATCGACAGACGTATTAATGAGCTAGATAAATCTAGTAACCAATACGCTAAGGCCGTACAAGCCATGAGTCATGCACCTCAACTTATGCGTGATCCAATCTTTAAATCTGAGTTAGAACTTAGTTTGTATTTAAAAGATGGCCAACAAGTTACGCAAAAGTTCGGCAGTGCTAACGCAATCTATGATGATGTTGTCACAGGTGGTCGTATGGTAGGACTCATACCTGGCGATACTAAGTACTCCAGTATTGGCTACGGTGGGTTTAAGATTAAACCTAAACAACAATCCTTATTCGGGAAGCTGAATAATACATACATTGTTCGCATGGTTGCTAAGGTGAAACCATCAATGACGATTCATTTAAACAACAATGATATTGGTAATGGTGGCACAACCGGATGGATAACAGATAATAAGGGTACTGACAAGCCGGAAGAATATATTTTCTACTGGAAGTACGGTAAGGAGTGGCTAGGTACTGATAAGTACAATCGTGAATGTGGTTACGTATACTTTAAGGATAAAGCCGAGAAAAGTACAAATCCTAACTTCATAGCATGGATTTATAAAATTGAAGTATTTGCAGTCGATGAATACGACAATAGCCTAGATGATGTTAGGAGCTCAATTACTCAACTAGCCGGTAGTATTGACTCTAAGGTAACCAACGCTACAAGTGGTATGGCTACACGCATTACTCAGCTAGATAATGCGATTAAGTCACAGGTTATTACCGGTGATAAGGTCATGAGTGCCATTACTCAATACACAGGCGGAACTAGGATTGACGGCAGACTATTACATGTAACCGGTGACGCTCTGTTTGACAATAACATCATTACCAATAAGATGTTAGCTGCCAAAACAATATCTGCGGATAAGCTAAACGTTAACTCCCTAAGTGCTATCTCAGCTAACCTTGGTGAAGTAACTGGCGGTAAGATTATCGGCGGTACGATCCAAAATAAAACCGGAACATTCAAAGTTGACGCTAATGGTAATATCACGGGGGCTAATATTACAGGCTCACGTATTGACGCTCAGTCAATTATGCAAGCAGGTTTCAAGATTCGAAACATTGATGTACAAATCTACAAAGTACGTCATGGTGACTGGTGTCCACTGCTAGAAGGCTTTACAGAGTCTCAATGTACGTTTATTCCTGTGGGATATAAAATGACTGAAGGTTATATTGACGTAACAGGTGGTACTAGAGAGGGGCGAGAAAAATGGGATATTGCTAATGGGCGAAGAATTGATGATTGCACAATATATTTCCAGTCTAATATATCGAGCGGATATCACGATACTAAGCCAACCATTGGACTAAATGGTCGCAGGGCTGTTTGCCAATCGATATGGTATAGTTATTTCAGCAATCGAGATGATGACGGCTATCATCAACATATCTCCTTTGGGGAGCTATACGTTCTCGTCATTGGTAAAAAGTAGTGTTACAAACCATAGATTAGACGATAAATAAAAGGGGGCTATATGGTCGAACAAGATTTAACACTCCACGCTGGACAAGACTTTTCTATCAGTTATGTTGTACCGCCAGATAGCGATATGACGTTAAGTCAATATAAAGGCGCTTGTAAAATTCGCAAGCGCCCGTATGACAATATGATATTAGAGTTACATTCTGTGGTAGAGTCAAAACAGGTAAGGTTTTTTATTTCTGGCCAAGAGTCAGCAGAGAAGAAAATAAAGGGTGGCGATTATATCTACGACGCATTCCTTTATAACGATGAACACTGGCTGAAGATTGGTCAAGGTACGATTACGATCGTGCCGGATATTTCAATGCATGATTAAGGAGGGTAAAACATGGCAGATAACACTCTTACACTAAAACTTGATGCAGATACAGCTATGCCACTTATCGAGAAAATCGGTAAAGATATTGTATTGCCTATTGTTAGTGAAGCAGGTAAAAGTGCATATGCAATCGCAGTCGCTCATGGATTCCAAGGGACTGAACAAGAATGGTTAAATAGCTTACGTGGTCCTAAAGGTGACCCAGGTGATAAAGGGGACCCATTTAAATTTAGCGACTTTACACCAGAACAACTTAACGCAATTAAAGGTAAGAAAGGTGATAAAGGGGACCCTGGTAGCGTTGAACAGTCAGCACAATTCTTAAAAGAACACGGCATATGGCTCCAAGATACAAATGTAGATACCGTACTAAAAAAAGTTATTGAGCTATCCAACTGTTACAATAATTTCGTGCCTAGAAATTTGGAATTTGTACAGCCTGCCGCTGGGGCCACTTACATTGACTTTACAGGAGAGCCTCATTTCAAGCTGTCCATTAACGGCGGCGAAAAACGAGAGTTCCAATCTGATAATATGCGAGTTTCGATTGATAGTACTATGCAAGGTACTATCACAGTCAACTACTACGACCTAACCGATAATATCATAGGCACTCATGTTATTAATTTAGTAGTCAACAATGAGGAATACAATTGGGGTTCATTAGTCGAAACTAAAGAAATTTCTAAGGGTGAAACAAAAGCAACTCTACAAAAGTACGAAAACGGTGCAAAAATCATTGTTACAAAATTTGATACTAGCGTGTATGAGCTTGAAATTAATAATGTATACTCAAATATGATAAATAATAATGGCTTGCGTAATATAAAAACAATCGAACTCGATTTAACAAAACTGCCTATTGTTAGCAATAAGGGGTATTGGATCGCATCTGGCGATATATTCCGTGTATTCAATGATCAAGACTACGTTATGTTGAAAGTCAAAAAAGGACAAATTGTTACCTCTGGTATGGGGTTTGGCCCATCATCTTATGGAACTGCTGAATATCTTAACAGCGGCACCAATGTCAAAACAACTGACGTAAAATTGCAAATTAATGACTCTAACGTAGTAACTATTGGAAATCGAGAGAGAGCTAGATATTCATTCACTACAAATAGAATTGAGAAAATTGGTTAGCACAATGTAAGTTAGCACAATGTAAGGGGGTGCATATCTCATTTGGACTTGGCAGTTTGAGTTGAACGACTTGCTTACGACATTAACTATCGTAGGCATCGTAGCAGGTGCAGGATATCGGCTTCTGATAGTTCCTCTATTAGACCGTCTGGAAGCACAACGAATACAGGATAATATATCCTTCACGAGTAAGTGGGATACACTCTTTGATACTCTTAATGAGTTAAAAGAGGATATGAAACTCTCACGTGCTGAACGTGTAAAATCGGAGGCTACCTTCATGATGTTAACCACGAAGCTAGAATCCATGGAAAAGCGAATTAATGAGTTAAGGGAGGAACTACATGATCATACCACCTCAGCTCATGGACAGCGCTAAGAAAGTATTTAAATCTGTGAGGGTGGCCAACATCCACCCTACAGGTGTATTAGCGACGAGGGCATTAGTCCTCGTCATGCTAGTACCTATATTGTTAGTAGTCATCGAATATGTAATGGCGTTCGCCGCCGGGTATGTATCCGATGAAACAGGGAAATTAATTAGCACAGGTATTAATATTATTGACCATATCTTTATCCCAAGTGTACTAACTGCCCTTGTTGGGTTCTTAGCACTTTGGATAGATAAGGACGGGAATGGTGTACCTGATAAGCTGGAAGGGAGTAACAATGAAAGTATGTATCAATCCGGGTCACGACGTGAACCTTGACAGTGGTGCAGTTAACCCTCGTACTGGACGTCGTGAATGTGACGTCGCACTCGAAGCAGGTGAACTTCTCCAAACATACCTAAATCAAGCCGGATGTCAAACCGTGCTTGTACAAGACGATGACCTTGGTTACGTCTGCCATGTATCTGATGATTTTGATGCGGATATCTTTGTATCATTACATTGTAACGCATTCAATACTCAGGCACGTGGTACTGAAACACTGTATAAGTCTTTTAATGGTCAACGATTGGCCAATGATATTCAAAGCCAAATCATCCGCAGCATTAACACTGTAGATCGTGGTGTTAAGAAACGTGATGACCTTTGGGTACTCAACGGAACTAACGCAGTGGCCGTACTAGTAGAAATGGCGTTTATCGACAATGACGATGATTTGGAAATGCTTAACAACGACCTTGATACAATTGTACGTGCTATCGCTAGGGGGATAACAGACTTCGCAGGAGGTATGTAATGTATGAAAAAATCAACTCTACAGTTACTGGCTATCCTAAGCTTTATTATATTATCGGTGCTATTGTGCTCCTCTCCATCTTTTGCCTCTGGTACATCTTCCACGAACCAACAGGAAGCAACAATCACGATTCCCTTAACACAGTGGAACGAATTGAAAAGCAACAACGAGAAAGCATTAAGCTTAATCGAGACATCCAGTCTTCCATTGACCGAGGCACAGTCCTTAGTCATGAAGCAAAGGGAAGAATTGAACGAAGCACACAATACAATATCGACATTGGAAACAGAATTAATGAAAGCCAAAATGCTATCCATGAAGCAAGAAGTTACCTTGTCCGAAATGCAGAACTCATTGACCGAATTGAAAGGGCAAATAGAGAACGACAAGAGAACAATCAAACGACTACGGATGCAGCGCAACCTATCCCAGGTGATAGGGGCGGGAGCGATAATCGGAATATCGATTCGACGATGAAATAGAGGTGATCCAATTATCTCCATAGCGTGTAATGGTGGATACGCGCAACTATCAACTATTAGTTGTCAGTTGAGTAGTAAAGCAATTGTTTGTAGTTAAAAAGTAAAGAGCCTACCAACCTAGATTAAATCTAAGTTGGTAGGCTCTATTTTTGTTTGTAAAAATCATAATAAATACTTGACTTTATACACGGTATAGGGTATAATATAATCATAAGGAAGGAGGTGAAGCCGTTGAAGAAGTTAAGGAAGATAATAAAAAAGTGGCTACCGCTAATAACAGCACTTATCCAACTAGCAATCGCGATAAAACAGTTATTAAATCAGTAACCACAGGGGCTCGAAAGAGCCCCAATCTTCCTAACTATTATACCAATGGCAGGCATATGAT